CCCTTGAGTCGGTCATACAGATTACTGAATGCCTGTTCATTGGGTTGTTCAAACATGAACTGAACCATGTTCTGATATGGTACTTGATAGAGTGCAGCTTTGTCTTCCTCATCGCCCGGCAGAAAACCAATCTCGCGTGTGGGGATAAGAGAACGAACCAGAATTACCTTCTCGTACTTGGTCTTTAAATCCATGACGGCCTGCATTGCCAAATATAACGATACGAAAGTCTTACCCGTACCCGCAGCACCAAACAAGAATTGATTCTTGCCTTTCTTGAACGACTCAAACACCACCTTCTGATTATCAGTAATAGGCTTAACCGCAACAAGATTATTATTATTGATCTCTTTGTTTTTCTTAGAACTTGCCATTATATATCCTTAAAAAGTAGGGAGAGGGGGGCGAACCCCCCTCTGATGCATGGCCGGAGTGACTTCCCAGCTTCCATTGACGCTGTGCATCAGTGCTGAAGTTTGATTTCTCGGCCGCATCAATTCTATTTATACTAAACAACACCGTGCTTTTTCAGCACGGCACGGGTTTTCTGTTGTTTGGTAGGTTCACCACCATAACGATCTGCAAGAGGTGTGCCGGGGTGCGCTGCAGCAATACGTTGAAGGTTCTCTGTCATACCACCGTCCTGTTTAGGACCAACACCCATGATATGGTCGCCTACTAAAGCAAACCCGCCGGGGATTTGACTGATATGTGGATTATCCTTTAGATACTCTTCACGTTCAGAATTAGGCATCATATCATCCCACTGTTTTTTTGTCTTATTATCATAAAATGTATATGTAGGCATTATATGTCTAGCTCCAATTGTTTAGGGTGATCACTGATCAGCAGTGACACCTTACGTTCTAATTCTTCTATTCGTCTATACAAAGATTGTTCTTTTTTTGTTGGTGACAGATAGTTTGTGTTACCATACATATAGTTTTTTTCCTCAGCCAATTGTGCAAGCACACCGTCCTCACGCATTCTACGCCCCATGTAATCCCAATACCCTTCTCTCTGCATTAAACCACTCCGGCATTTCTCTGCGCTTCCATGTCGCAAAGTCTGATTTCTCCACTATGTAGTACTTCTGATAAGACAAGACTGTATCATCACTCTTACACTCCTCGGGCATACACTGAGGTGGGTCAGAAAAGAATGTTTCAAAATTCATATTCTTGGGAGACTTAAACAATGGTGCAAGCAGCCGTTCTGTAGCATGGTGTTTGTCATACCGATAAGTGTACTCTACCATGAGAGCAACCATATGGTCATACAACCATGTGTAATTTTCCAAACTGGAACGAACCCAGATAGTACTTGGATGATTCTTATGAGCCATCTTGTACAAACCATCACGATCAGCACGTTCATCTCCGTCAAGGACACGATGTGCAGTGGAGAGCATCTGTGCGCTCTCCAGTATCATCTTCACCACATGCTTGTCACACATCATCTGTGCAGCAATTACAGGGTCACGGTCTAGGTAAAAAATGTTCATTTAGTCTTTCCTTGTATCATCTAATAGCAACATCTTACTCTTTTTTTCATCTAGAGTCAAGACCCTTTCGGACTCAATCATATCAATAATCAAAGTAGTTAAATTAACTTCCATATTTAACACGGTAAGCTTCTCAGTCAATCTCTCTAATGATTCTTGATAATACTCAATCTCTTGTTTTTTCCTGAGCCGAGACTCAATCAAGTCAGTTAGTGATATTACTTCTGCCATGATAATCTCTCTACCATTGCATTCTTAGCATTACACTGGAATACGACGATGGGCCTTAATTCCTGACAGTGCTTTGAAACTGGCTGTCCTTGATGTAACTGATCACAACTGAACATAAGCAAGCGATTAGATTTGTACCGCACAAGGGTATCTCCCACAAACGTACCGCCACCCCACTCAGGTTTCCAATCTATTGATGGGTAATAAATCATCGAGAAATCACAAGCATCATAGTGTGCTTGTTGTTCTAATCCATAAGTATGTGCCAATAGATATGAAGACTTAACCTGATCCAAACCTTTCAGATTTATTGAGTCAGTGAGGTCTTCAAATAGATCATCAAGAAGGCCTTCTCCATCTGAATACCAATGTTTGTTAACCAGAGGTGGAGTCACTGGTTGATGTCGATAACTCCACTTAAGCGATGAAATTCGAAAATCTATCAACGCAGTTTCTGAATCACTCAACACATTATCGAATATCTCAATCATGGATTTCTCCTACCCTTGGGAACATCCCACACAAAGGTCAGACGATCAACATCACCATTGTTATATGACATATGTTGACGTTTATTATCAAACCAGAAAAACGTGCCGGGTTCAATTTGATGAGACTCATCTTCAACCGTGTAAAGATATGTACCCTGCAACGATAAATGATACCTGTCCCGTGTCAGATAGTAGTCACCTTCATCAATATGTAATCCCAATGTATCGCCCGGCCTCAATCTAAAGAATGCTGCTCGTGAATGTCGGTGCAGTTTGTAAGTCTTCAACCATTTCCTGATGCCAGGATAACGGTAGTACATAGGAGTGTTCTGTTGTAGTTCAGTCTTCTTTGGATCATCGTCAGGGTTCTTGACAGCGGCCATAGTGAGAGGTAGAAATCCATACGGTTTCGTATCTCCAGCAGCACCTTTTAGTGATCCTGCTACAGCCCAATCCTCAGCCTTGATATCAGCGAGGATATTACTTACGTCAATGTTCTTTTCAATAAACCTAAAGTGACTCATCTATTATCGCCACTACCACCAATCTTACCACGATCTTTTCTTGATTGTAATTTATCTACGTTTGCTTGTGCAATCTCTTCAAGTGTTACACCAAGGTCATCAGCAAGAGCAGAGATATACCAAAGTACATCACCTAGTTCTAGTCCGACTCCATCCAGAGATTTACCATCCCGAATATTCTTCTTTACCTTCTCTGCAACCTCACCAGCCTCTCCACACAAACCAAGTGCAGGATATGTTACCTTGCAGTCTTCTGGATAAATTGCTGTTGATCGTGCAAATTCTTGGTATTCATCAAATGTCATCGTTTTTCCCATCTATAAAATATGTGATCCTGTATCTCTACAGTCCTTGTTTTCGTTTTTGCCCAAGCGGGCGATACATAGTCTGCATGGTAATGTGTTGCACCACCAGTAATATCTATAAAAGGAAGATCATTGGTAAGAATTGCAGCTGCAAGACCATACATCCTATTATATATCTTTTTATTACGAGGCGTATCACTCTTGCCGTCACAGAACCAGCTGAACTGACACCTATTTTTGATAGGGTATCTCACTTTGGGGTCTTTCCATGACGCCCGTGTAGGGCCCTGTTCTATCACTTCACAGATGGTATTAGGATATCTTTTATCATTAACACGGTTCAACACAACAGCGGTAACTGCAAGCTCCCCTGCGATACCCTGACCCCTTGCCTCATGATACATGTTGAGTGCCAGACACTCAGCAGACCTATCAGGGTCAATTGTTGGTGCGCTTGGTTGCGGGACAGCAATCATAATTGCTAGAATTACTGTTTCAAGACTACTCACATCTCACCCATAATCTCTTCAGTCTTTTCTGCGATGAATTTCTCATCGACTATCGACATATTTGTTTTCACAAAGGTGACAACATCATTGGTAGAGGTTGCACCCAATTCAAGAGCGGACACAATATTATCTTCCATGTCCATCATCCAGTTATTCATCTTAGACATGATTAGCCTCCGCTCTGTCCCATAGTCATGCGAGCATTTGCTGTAGCGTTTGCTCGCATTATCTTATCTCTACGCTGCGTCTCAAGTTCCGCCGCTTCGCTGATTTCGGCGGTAGCCGCCGTCAAATCCCTAACCGCATACATCAACCCTCTAACATCCTCAGAGAGCTGTTCCATCTGCAAACTGTTACTATTCAGTTCTTCTTTAAGATTCTCCAGCATGGCGTTCATTTCGTCTTGTGCAGTCATATCACATATACCTCTTTAAATTTTTCCAATAGTTCACCCTGCATCGCGTAGGCCTCAATTTCCCAAGGTTCATCTTCGTATGCAGTCGTTTCATCATAAACCTTACCCATGTACATCTGAGCACCACTAGGTAGGTCTTTCATCTTGCGCGTGGCAGCCTGCCATACATGAACCATTTCATGACACACAACCTCAACCAATTCCTCACCATCAATACTCTTATCAATGTCGATATAAAAGTCACGTTTATTTTCACCTTCATAACACCAACCGACGACTTCTTCGACTTTGAGATTCTTGATATTGAGTTCAATGTCAAGAGTTCGCATACGAGGCATCAGCTGACTGATGCAGAAAATAACAGCGCTCTCAGCGAGAGCCCGTTTCCTCTTCGTAGAACCTATGACATTAATGTAGTTCATATATCAACCTTTCTTTTCACTATACCTAAAGATACCATATCCAAAAGGATTTGTCAAGAATTAAAATATGACGAGGGCAAACCAACCCAGCGCAAATAGGGTTACCATAAATAGGGTTTCTACTGCAAATGTTGCAATCTTTTTCATAATTAAGCTCCCGTCCAACCAACAGTGTAACCACCGTCGAGAATGTTTCCACGGGCGAAGTTCCGAGCAGGGGCTGCCCAACCAGCGGCTTTCAGAATATCACCCGTTTTGAACTTCTTGTCATTGTCGGTGTTGACCACAAAACCCCAAACAGTGTTGTTCGTGACGACCTTGATGTATTTGTTTCCCATCTTGAAGGTGATTTTCTCGTTGAAATCAGCGATCATCGTCTTGTTGATTTCGCTGAGAGTGCCTTTGGCACACCGTGTGGTCCAGTTGAGGTAATCTTCTTTGATGTTCTCAATCAGGGCGGTCATTTCGGTATTCATGTTCTTTTCCTTCATTTCCTTAGTTTATACCTTAGTATAGACCATAGAACAGGGTTTGTCAAGTAAAATCGTAGCTCCTAAGTCATTGATTCTAAAGGAAATTCAAAAAAAGTTCGATAAATGGCATTATTCGTATATCCTATTATGTGTATTATTTACTTTAACAAATGTAGTGCATTTTGGCAAGTCTTTTAATCGTTTTGCTCCAACATAAGTGCAAGCAGACCTAATACCGCCCAGAATATCACTAGCAGTATGTTCAACAGAGCCACGGTAAGGAACGGTAACTGTCTTACCTTCTTCTCCTCTGTATTCTCTGTTGGAATGGCCATGCTTATCCATTGCAGTCTTGGACGCCATTCCATAGAACTCCATACCGATTGGTTCTGGATTATCATCTTCAAACACCAACTTGCCATCACATTCTTCATGACCAGCAAGCATACCACCAATCATAACAAAGTCAGCTCCAGCAGCAAAGGCCTTTACCATATCACCAGATGAATTACAACCACCATCTGCAATGATATGTCCACCAATGCCATGTGCAGCATCAGCACATTCAATTACAGCACTCAATTGTGGATATCCTATTCCAGTTTTAATACGAGTAGTACATACACTACCACCACCAATACCTACTTTAACAATATCAGCACCAGCAAGAATAAGCTCTGCTGTCATATCAGCAGTAACTACATTACCTGCAATAATGGTTGCATTATTTCCAAGATGACTTCTCAGAAGCTTAATTGATTCAACAAAATTGATTGTATATCCATTAGCTACATCTAATCCAACAAATACAATCTCAGGAAAAGTATTTGCAACACCTACAATTTCTAAAATCTCTTCATTGGATATACCAGACATTACACAGAGATTGTTTTTACGTTCTACTTGATTCCATTTTTTACCATTTGTATTGTAATGTCTGGCAATACAAGTCACCATACCAGATTGACTTAACTTTTTATGCATTTCAAATGTGCCAGTGGTATCCATATTACTAGCCATAATAGGAACGCCAGTCCATTCTTTACCACTATGATAAAATGTATATGTTCTTTCTAGGTCAACATCAAATCTGGATGTAAGAGTTGACCTTTTAGGACGAATCAATACATCGGAATAATCTAGTTTGATATCGTCTTCAATTATCATCCGTTTGCCAGCCCGGGCGACTGAGGATATTGGTCAGGTTCGATCCGTTTATAGTTATCATCCCAATCAAATGCTTCCTTGACCACATTATCAGATAAGCCCTTGTATTTACGGTGCAAATTCTTGTCTTTTGCAGCAATCAACAGTTCTGCCTCATCCTTATGAAGTCCCTCAAGCATCTGAACGAACATCATCTCACGTTTATTCCGAGCTAGCTTGGGGTTGCCACCCTTGATGAAGTGATACAACTTGCGTACCTCATGACCCAATAAAGTATGTTCTGTTCCCTCTGGAGCATCATTCTCCCTGTATGGGACATCTCCCTCTGGGAGCTCCCAAACAATCTTAGGGTCAAAGGAGGCCTTGCAAATCATGCGAAGTGCATCAGTCTGGTACTGCCTCAAAAAACTTACCTTTTCCTTCTTTGTTTTGATCTTAGAAACTTGCGTCAAAATCTCTGCAAAACTGCGTGTATATGTGTCGATTGCCATTAAAATTCTCCTATCGATTCAACGAGGTTACGCAACCTCTTCTGTGTAAAATAATTTAGTAGTTTGCTACGGTCACCTTCTGGTGCATCTTGGTATTCCTTAATACACTCCAAATACAACTCAGGTGGTGATTCTTTTAGATCAATCAATTTCTTGTTTCTCTGGAAATTGCGTTTGACCTCATCATTGGGAAATTCTCCCCCAACCATAGTCTGAATTTTCTTTCTACTTAGGGGTTTCTGACGAAGGCCATCTACAAAGGTATTGTCTGGGGATAACACATTAGGAATACCATCGCTACTGTCACCCTTCAAAACATGTTCATCTAGATATATTTCTGGGTCAATACCGTTCACAAATTTCTTGGTGATTGGACTGTACTGTGTTACATTACGGAACTTCTGCAACTGAATGAAATCCTTGTCACCTGACAGGATCAACGTCTTACCATTGTCGAACTCTAGCTCTCCACATAGTGCCGCAATGATATCATCAGCTTCTGCACCGTACACCTCAAGGTGTTTGTATGGGAAGAACTCTTTCAGTTCTGACTTGATTGCATTTAGCACTACGAAGATAGCATCCCAATCGTGAGAAGAAGTCTCTCGGCCCTTCTTACGGCTGTGCTTATACTCAGGGTAATAGTCCCTGCGCCAGTAGTGTTTGGAATCATAGCATAGAACCAGCTCACCATACTCATTGCAAAATCTCATGCGATACATGCGTATAGAATTGAGAATCATATGACGGACCATATCCCCATCGGGTGCAGTCTGCTTTGTCATGTGCAGATGCATCATTACGGATGCAACTGAAATTTGGTTCATGTCAACTAATATCATAATTATTCTTTCGTTCTATTTATTTATAACTGTCGCATTGAAGCTCATCATGCGCCGTTCACCTTCTACAGAGAAGGGATACACAAGATGCTTCAACCAAGATGGAAACACAAGAAACTTGCCCACCTCTGGTTTGAATTTTATGTTGTCAGATCGAAATGATTGGTTTTCACCAAATGAATATTCTATCAATCCCTTTGCGGGATAGTGATCTTGGAAATCTTCTTCCCACTCATCGTTCATTCCTTCTGGTACTTTCAGATAGACGCCAGCAGAGAAGTCTCCATTATGATGATGAAAGGGATTGAAGTCACCAGCATATTGACTTACCACCCAGCTCTGGGTCAGATGGATATTGTTGATAGTTGGTTTCTTTCCAGTACCCATTCGAGTCCAAGGATTATTTCTTTTCTTATCAATCATGTAATTGAGATAATCAAGGCATCCCTGTTTCATAGTCGTGAAAAGAAATGTCCTATCATCAGGGTCAGTGACAGGAATTAAAATCTCCTTGTTCACCTTACCGACAAGCTTGTGCGACCAATCCCACTTCTTACTTTTTACTTCACTGGACAGAACATCATCAGATACTTCGTTGACAATATCAACGAAGCGTTTCTCTACTTGAGTTTCCAAAATTACTGGGCTAAATGGTTCATGAAACGTCTGGGTCATCATCGTCTTCTACCAAATTGGCCAACTGAACAATAGTCTCAAAATCAACTTCAGTTTCGAATGTACCATCAGTCTCCTCAATCTCAACATATTCTTCCATGAACTTTTGCGTTATGTGTGGCATTCCCATACCTCTATATATAGCGCCGTTCACCATAGAAATAATCATTGCCATATCACGAATGAAATTTTTCTCACCAACACTAATACCATTCTCACTCATGGTGTGAATCATCTGCACCATCAAACTCTGGGTAAGTTCTTCAGCAAATTGAATGTCTTGCTGAAGTTCAATAATATCCCTATCAGGAAGCTTTACTTTTCTTCCGCTTTTTTCGGACCACGGGCCCTTTATCACGTTTTCCATTGGGGGGGTCTTTTGGTCGCTCATATCCATTATCCTCTTCAAGCATTTCTTGTGTATAGGTACATCCCATATCTGGGTAAAAAGTTCCTACGTTTCGTTTCGGTTGACCCTTGCGTGGACCATACCAATAGTAAGCTATTGCAACACATCTATTGCGTATTCTGTTTTGTTGATGTTCACCATAGAACATATCAATCCAAGTACCATCACGAAGATATCTTTGCATATTTCGAACATATCCTTCATGGCTAGCAAGTCTTGCTTCTGCGCCCTTCATTTTCTGTCGAACCGCAGAGCGCTCGGCCTTCACATAATCTTTCTGAACCTTGATCCAATCCTTAACTTTAGCAGGACTCAGTTGGTGATCATCAGGAAGATTACGCAAATTCTCAGCAATACCAGACATACCATAGTCTGGATTTTTTACTGCTCTTGCTTCTCTTGCCTTTGCAAGACGTTCTGATGCTGCAACCTTCTGTTCATCAGACATAGGTTTACGAGGCTTACGTTTCTTAGGTGCTTTCCACTCACTATTGTCTGTAGACACCGTAATTTTGCGTTTAACCATAATTTAACCCTCTAATATTAATCGAAAGATGCCATTTGCGAATATTGCAAGTGCCACAGAGTTAAGAATAATCAAAGAGCGATCATTCCACATAACTGCAACCCACAACCAACCAGAAACCCCAATAAACTGTAGAAACATGTTATAGGGATATAAGTCGTTAGTGGTCATAATCATTGCTACGATAAGAATGATTGATGACACCCACTTCAACCACCAACTTAATGGATGTTGATGCCTGAGTGGCGTCGAAGTCCGCGAAGGATTTTCATGTTCCTTCAGTTCCATATTAATATCCTTGTTCTTCCATTCGTTTTTCAAGATTACGTTTCTGCCTGCGTTTAGCTGCAGCACGTTCGTGTCGCTTCTTCTCACCCTTTGACATAAAGGACTCGCGTTCTCGTAACTCATTGAAGAATCCATCCTCAGTGAGTTTCTTCTTCATAATCCTCATCGCCTTTTCGACGTTATTATTTCTTACATCAATTCTCATCTTCCAATATCCTTTATGTTACTCTTACTTATTACCTGATACGGCCCTTTATTATATGCCGGGGCAATAGTAAAATTGTGTGGAATTAATTCTTTCTTCGGTGCAACACCCACTGGTATGTCATTCGACAAGGGGATTTGGTCGGAGTGAGAAGATTCGAACTTCTGACCCTCTGCTCCCAAAGCAGATGCGCTACCAGGCTGCGCTACACTCCGTAAATGGTGGAGTCGAGCGGGATCGAACCGCTGACCTGATGCTTGCAAAGCACCCGCTCTCCCAACTGAGCTACGACCCCCTAGTCCCATCTTTTTTAGAAATTTTGCGTGTTGACGCTCTGCCTCTAGGACAGAGGCCGACTTCTTTTTCTGTTTGCGCTTGCGAGTATTCGTAGTCGAATAATACACAGGCAATAAATGCATACCGCTCATAATTATAACTATATACTAATTTTTAGGATTTGTCAAGGAACATTATTTTACCAACTAGCCCTTTTAACCATTCGACACCCATAAATCATTTCGGTGTAATAATCACCATAATGGTCTTGTATCGTGTGAGGCCATGTTTTACAGACCTCAACCCAATTATACCGAGGCGGATGAGTGTATCGACGATGGTGGTGGTGTTTATGATGATTATTGGCATTGGCAATTATTATACCGAATATTGTGCCGAAGATGACAGGGCCAACCCAATCGTTGTCTGCTTTTGCCACAGTAGGTGACATTAACATTACTGCCAAAGCAGTACCAATTAACAATTTCTTCATATTTCCCATCCTTCCTTCACTATATTAAACTTTAATATCGATTTTTTCGGATTCTTTAACGGCCTTTGCAACTAATTCTGAAATTGGAACCAATTCCTTTTCGCCATCCTTGTCCATTGACGTAGCAACAAAACCTTCTGTCTCAAGAGTATCGAGCATAGAAGAAACTATCCTCTCGACTCCAGAATTTGCAAAATAATGTCCTGCGAAATAAGCACCAAAAATACAACCCATAGCTAACGCAGTATGTATATAGACATCCATATCTGTATTTATCCCTTTAAATTTTCATCCTTTACATAGTATACAAGAAAAGGGTGGATTTGTCAAGTAAAAAATCAGCTAATAGACCAAATAAAAATCCAACCACAAACCACACCGCACAGTGTTTGATCAAATCACTGTCACAATATAGCGGAGCATATTTGAAATACTCATCTGATGCCTTGTGGCCTGTCCTCAATGAAAAAAAGTTCTTACTCATTATACTCTCCTATTTGGTTGTTGCGATAAAGACACCATTCCAATCAGGTTCTAGTGGTTGGGTCTTCATAAATTCACACCTTTCAATCCACATAGTATAGTAGTTCTTCATTCTACCATCAAACTCATTCATCAAATCATTACATAATCGAATAGCGTGATCAAAATGTTGGTCATGATAATATTCGTGCATGTTTTTGTGTTGGGTTTCTGCAAATCCCCAATTGGTATTCTTCATCATCCAATCCATCTCACTCAGGACGGTGTAGATACGAATACCCACAGTCTTACCTTTGACTGCCAGTTCATCTACCTTGAGGTAGAAGAAGTCATCCTTAGTCATGTCATAGGTAGATTCTCCTACCAGCAACAGACAACCATACTCCTTACACTTGGACTCGATACGAGCAGCAGTCGATACTGCATCACCTAGTACATCGTAACTATGTCGCATGGTAGAACCCATCTCTCCAAGATAACCAAGGCCGGTGTTGATACCCGCACCCATTCCTATAGGTGGTTTACCTTCTGCAACGATCTTGTCATTAAACTTTACTACTGCATCTAACATCTGTAGTCCAGTTTTAACTGCGTTCGTTGGGTGGTCTGGGTCATCTATAGGTGCGTTA